CTTGCCCGCGGTCTTCGGCGACGCGGGCTCCTTCTCTTCGCCGAGACGCACGATCCTGGGCGCGGCCTCGAGGTAGGCCTTGAGGGTCTTGAGGTCCACGTCCTTGGCCCACTTCTCGGCCAGGGCCTTGGTGAGCTTGCCCTCCTTGAGCCCGGCCTGGATCAGCGCCTCGCGCTCACGCGCCTCGCGCTCGGCCTCGAGCTCGGCCACGCGCTTGGTGAGCGCCTCGACCTTCTCCGCCGCATCCTTCCAGGCCCGGATCACGCCCAGGGCCTCGGCGGCGTCTTCCTTGCCGGTGAGGGCGACGACCTCCTCGAGCGCCCCCTTCATGCGGGTGAGCGCCTGGAGGGCCTCCGCCTCCCCGGCGTCCTCCTTGAGTCCCAACGCCTTCAGCAGTACCTTCATCCTTTCCTCCCTCTCCCAGGGAGCCTTCTCGCCCCACTGGTGGTAATGGCCGGCGATGTGCCGGAGCACGGCCGGCCGGTCGGCCTCGGGAATCCGCACGCCGCCCCGGGCCCCCATCAGGGCCTGAGCGGCGGCGATCACCCCGCGCTGGTGCACCACAAGCCGCCCGTCCCGGACGTCGTGATGGGGCAGCTTGTAAGCGCCGAAGTTCTCCGGGTTCTCCCCGTCCACGTAGGCGAACGCTTTGGCGTAGCGCCGCCAGTCAATCGTCTCCTTCTCGCCCGAGCCGTCCTTCGATGCCCACTTGCGGACCCTGGCCACCGCTCTGTCGGCGTCCCAGGCCCCGTCCACCACCTCCCCCTTCTCGAAGGGCACCGCTTTCGACACCAACGGCTCCATGCGCTTGGTGGCCGGCAGGTTCACGAGCGCCACGTTGACGAGCTCGACGATGCGCCCCTCGTCGTCAGTGCGGAAGGTCGGCGAGAAGTAGCGGTACTCGCGGTTCTTGAGGAGCTCGACCGCCCGGGGCGTCCACTCGACGTTCACCGCCCAGAGCCCGTCCTCGCGGAGCTCGAGGTCGAACCAGCCGGCCGCCGGCACCGGGCCGTTGGTCACCGGGTCGAAGATCTGGTGCTCGTAGTCGATGGGCAGCCGGTTGCCGTAGTCCCGCCAGACGGCGATCACCCGCCGGGCCGCCTCCTCGTCGAAACGGAAGACCCCCTTCGTGGTCTCGATCTTGCCGAAGGGGAAGATGCGAAACGCCCCCGGCGGTCCGTTCTCCAGGGGCGCGAGCTCGAGCCCTTGTTGCAGCCGTACTACCTCCATCGCTTCATCGCCGCCTCCCTCCCGTGGTAGACTGGGGTAAACCCACCGGGGTGGGCCTGGGTTCCCGATACCCCGGTGCAGGACGCGCGGCCCTCCAGGGGGCCGCATGCCCGTTTATTGGGGCCTGGCATAGCGCAAAAACCCCTTCCGCATGTTCTGCAGGTAGCTCGGCGACCTCGACTCGATGAACGTCACGCCGACCAAAACGCCGCGGTGGAACTCGAGAACCAAAACGACGTGCCGCTTCCTCCCGTACCGGTAGACCTTGAGGTAGCGCTGGCGAAACACCACCCGCCGCCCTCCGGCCCGCCGCATCGGCACCAGCCAGAGCTCCTCAGGGTCCTGAACCAGGTCGTCGAGCCAGGCCAGGAAACGCTCGCGGCCGTCGGGCTTGAGGTGGTCCACCAGCCGCCGGTCCACGACCACGGGCAGCCCCGTAGGGTCCTTGAGCTCGACGGAGAGCCCCCCGAGCACCCCGGCGAGGAGGGCGAGGAAGCGTTCCTTCCCTACCTGTTCCACGGTGGGCAGGGGCTTCCTCGGGGCCTTGCGCTCGGGCAGGCGCTCCGGGCGGCCGTAGCTCCGCCAGTCGGGTGGCTCGCCGACGAAGGCAAGCTCCCAGCCCCCCGGGTCGCCGATCCGCGCCCGCACGCCGCGGGCGTAGGTGTCTGCCCAGTCCTCGGCGTCGGGGGGCAGGCCGAAGCCCTCCTGGGGCGGCTCGTCCTCGGGCGGTGCGGTGGCGATCCCCCGGGCCCGGGCCTCGGCCTCGGTGAGGGCGCGAATCCCCGAACGGCAGTTGAAGTGGAGCGGCGGCGTGTTGTTTTGCCACCAGGGGTGATCGGCGGGCAGCACCGTCCCGTCCCGCGTCCGGCAGATCGGCGTAGTGCGAGCGTCGAGGATGGCATCGAACATCCAGTAGGGCCGGGCCTTCTTCACCGCCGGGTGGTTGAGCTGCTTCCAGCGCCCGGCGGCGTAGGCGCTCTGAACGTTGGTACGGAACACGGTCTCCAGGTGGCCGGGGTGGGCGCGCTTCAGGCGCTCCCTCACCCGCTTTCGCCACTCGTCGAGGGTCTGCCCTTTCTCGAGCGCGTCGAGAAGCGTCTGGTGCAGCCAGGCCAGCCGGTCGAGCTCGGCGACGCCGGCCATCGTGAAGGCCCAGCGCTTTGCCTCGGCCTCGAGCCGCCTGAACTCCCCCGGCAGGAGGGGCACCTTCGCCTCGAACCAGCGAACGGCCTCCTCGAACTTCAGGGGATCGGCGCTAACGCTCCACATCAGTCGAGGTCCCTGAGCACCGCGTACCGCCCCCCGAGCTCGGCGAGAAGCAGCGCCCGCTCGGCGAGGCGGGCGATCTCCTCTGGGGCGGCGTCCCGGTAGTGGCGCATCAGGATGGCCCGCACCTCGTCGTAGGACTGGGCGCGCTCGACCTCGGCCATCACCGGGGCAAAGGCCTTTCGCTCGACTTCGGCGGCCCGCTGCACCAGTCGGTCGGCCACCGCGTCGGCGTAGAGCTGCCCCTGCACGAAGCCCCTGGCCTCGGAAGGGCGGTCACCGGAGGCCAGGCGGATGAGCTTGGCGGCCGCGGCCTCCTCGACCGGCGTCGGCGGCCGGTCCCCACCCTCGACCGGGGGCAAGCCCAGCCGCTCACGGATCTCGTTCGTGGTCAGCACCTGGTACTTGAGGTGGTACTCGTAGATGCGGGCGCTCTCGGCGTCGGGCGGCGGGGTAAGGTCCCACCGCGGCCAGGGCGCGAGCTCCCGGTTACCGAGCTCCCACTCCGCCCACCACTCGAGGAACTGCGCCCGGAGCTGCGTCGAGAGCACCTCGGCGTCGGAGGCGAGCAGGTCGCGGCGCACCCGGTCGTGCACCTTGGCGGCAGCGTAGGAGCCCCCCTTGACCTCGGTGGTCAGGTTCTGCCCCAGGATCGCCACCGCGATGGCGGTGTCGGCCCGCTCGATCTCGGCGCGGAAGGTCTCCCAGCTCTGGCTCTTGGCTTCAACGAGCTCGAGCTCGAACCCCGGCGGCAGGGCGATGGCGGTGTCGCGGGCGAGCTCGGCGAGGTCGTTCGCCAGCGCCTCGCGGTCGCCGGGGGTGGCGCTATTGGGCGTCTTCCCCACCCGGATCGGCGAGCCGTGCACCTCGGAGAACCGCGCCCAGTCCTGGATGGCGTAGGCCTTCAGGAGCCACCAGAAGGCAAGCGCCCGCCAGAGCCCGTGGTTCCAGGGCCGGTGCTCGCCGTAGGGCATGAGGAGCACCCACTTGCCGTCCCCGGGCTCGACGGGGATCCGCTCCTTCCGCCCCTCGACCTCGAGCAGCCAGCGGCGGGTCTCCCAGTCCCAGCGCAAAAAGCGCGGGTGCCAGGGCTTGAGCCAGGGGCGCTCCGCCCCCTCGCCCCAGACGATCTCCCCGAGCCCCACGCCGAGCAGGAGGGCCCAGGCGTAGACCTCGAAGAGCGCGTCCTCGGGGAGCATCGTCCAGAACCCGGCCTCGAGCGCCTCCACCGCCCGTTTGGCGGCCGCGCCCTCGGCGGCGGGTTCGAAGGAAAGCGGCAGCCCGAGGAGGCCCCGGATGCGCACGCCGATGGCCCCGCTCACCCGGTCGTCGCCGAGCATCGCCTCCACCAGGTCGGCGGCGAGGCGCAGTTCCCCGGCCTCGGCCAGTGCCCGGGCCGCCCGTACCCGGGCGGGGTCCCAGTCGGCGAAGGCCCGGCTCGAGGGCTCGTGGTAGGTCTCCGGCTTCTTCATACTCGCCTGCTCCTCACGCGGATGGGGTCGTAGTCCGGTGCCCCGAGGGCCTGACCCGCCAGCGACAGCGCCAGCGCGTCGGCGAGGTCCGGCGACCGCCCCAGGCGCTTCTTGATCGCATCCTTGGGCTCGACCTTGATCCGCCCCTGGGTGTCGAAGCTGTAGGTGGGGGCGACGAGCTCGGCCTCGAGCTCGGGGCTATTCGGGATCGCGCCGCCTTCGGCCAGCCAGTCCTTGAGCGCGAACCAGAGCTGATCCCGGAGCTTGGCGTAGCCCTCCGCCCGGGCCCGCTCGGCAACGTTCACCGCCACCACCCGGAGCCCGTCCTGGCGCTTGAGCACGTCCACCACGCCGGCGCCGATTCCGATCTCGTCCACGCTCACCACCGGAGCTTCCCCGGGCTTGGCGAGAGCCCGAACGACCTCGAGCACCTTCCCCGCCACCTCGACCACGTCGAGGCTCCGGAGCACGACGGGCTCGAGCGCCTTCGCCCCGCGCCGGGGGAAGATCACCGTGCGGTCGTCGCCGTAGCGGGCCACGTCCACACCGAGGTGCAGA